GCCAGTTTTTAAATATAAATCGTATCTACTTTTTAACAAATAATCACTTTCTTTTTGTTTTTCTTCTCTTTCTTGCTCTAAAGTAAGTGGTTGTGGTATCTCTTGGTACATTTCATTAGCAATAAATCTATCTAATGCCTTTGTAAATTCGCCTTGTTCTTCATGGTAAACAGGAAATGTAGATAAAACCTTATCTTTATTGTCATTTGACAAGCGTAAAAATTTTTGTTTAGCTTTAGGTTTTGACGATCTTTTACGAATTTTTGGGGAAATCTCTTTCCACATAGTTTCAAATTTATTTATATAATCTTCATTGTCATAGTCATTGTCATAGTCATCGGTGTTGTTAGCGTTTTGTTGTGACAAAACCTTAACAAGTCCTTTTTTTCTAGCAAGACTTCTCTTATTAGACAAGTCTAAACCCTTGATAAATTCAGCGTGTTGCCTTTCATTAAAGAGGCGATTGTCCTTAACGACAAACTTGTTTTTTATAACATATTGTAAATCTTGGAACAATTCTGTCTGTTTTTTCTGATTTTTTATAAAGGGAAAAATCATGTGTGCCACCTTTTCAACATCATTTGGTAATCCACGACCATTTTCACATTGTGAGAAGGCCAAAAGGTCTATGTATATGCCTCTTTGTTGCATAGAAAGACCTCTTGTTCCAGAGATCCAGTCTTGTGTATATAAATACATAGCTGGTAATTTTTTTATATCAGTCAAATATACACCATAAACGAATATTTTAAACTTATACTGATTTTTACATCAATTACAAAACTATTTTTATGTTTTTTTCAATAATTTATAAACAATTTGTTATTTTTACTTGATTTATAAAAAAATTTTAGTAAATTTCTGTTTATGGCTAATACATTTGCTATCTACTGCATTATATTCCCCGTAGAGATTGCTTACTATAGGTGTGTTAGCCATGCTTAGTAAGGAAAAATTAGCCGAACTAAAAATTAAAGAGGCAAAACTAAAAGAAGATTGTAGGAGAAATTTAAAAAGTAAAAAAAAGTTAAAATGGGTTTGGCTTCATATAAAAAATACAACTGAGGTAGAAAATGACATCAAAAGATAATGTTGACATAGCAAGAATAATAAAAGTTTTAAATAAATTTGATAAAGCAGCAAAAAAATTTCAACAAAGATTAAATAAGAAAGTAGAAAAAATTAATGCCAACAGGAATATACAAACTAAGTAATGGCCAAATAGTTGTTGGTACGACAACTGTACTTGGTCGTTTTAAAGACTCAAACGCATTAATACATTGGGCATGGACTTGTGGTCGAGATGGAAAAGATTATCGACAAGAAAGAGACAAAGCTGGAGAACAAGGTACAAGTGTTCACGATTTAGCAGAAAAACATATACACAAACAAGAGTATCAAATACCTGATGATGCAAAAGTAAAAAAGGCTTTTGCTAAATTTGTTGAATGGTGGGATCAACAAGAATATGAAATTGTTTGGAGTGAAAAACAAATGGTTTGTGAAACACATAAGTTTGGTGGGTGTCCAGACTTACTTGTAAAAGATAAAGAAGGTAATCACATATTGATAGATTTTAAAACTGGTAAAAGAATTTATAGTGATACTTGTATTCAACTAGGTGCTTACTCTTGGTTGATAAATGTAAATGATGACATCAGAGTAAAAAAAGGAATTATTGTAAGACTACCAAAAAATAATAGTAAGATAGAATTAAAAGAATTTTCTATTGAACAATTAAATGTAGGTTGGAATCAATTTACACTATTTAGAGAGGCTTATAATAATAATGAGATCATTGAACGATATTTTAAAAAAGGAGATTAATATGAGTAGCGAAAAACTAGAAATAACAATGCAAGAGGCATTAAAAGATGTAAATTACAATGAGTGTAATGATATGCAAAAAGGTTTTTATGATGATATGCACGATAAAACTTATAAGGTATCTGTAAATCAAATGAATAAAATCATTAACAAAATGCCTAAAGTTTCAGGTATAAACAATACAAATCAAAACTACCAACCAAGTAATCACAATGCAGATACATCAGAGATAGATAAAAATTTAAATTTGATAAATATAGCGTTAGATAAAATGCTTGAATACAACAATCTCAGAGATTTAAGTGAGGATAACAAAAGAGCTATTGCGATTAGTTGTGCTATTAATCAGCAAAGATCAGATTATTTCAATGGTAAAAAATAAATTTTGATGTCTGTTTTTAAAGACTATATGATTAGCCTTGATACAGAACAAGGTTATGATTTGAAGAAACATACAAAAATATTATGTGATTTTTGGGATTATGATATTCCTGAAGATATTGCTTGTATAATGTGTGGTAATTTTGCTAATGATTGCCACCACATAGAACCGAGAGGGTTTGGATCAAGTTCTTTTAAAGACTATCCTGAAAACTTAGCACCCCTTTGTAGAGAACATCACACACTTGCAGAGCATAATCCTCAATTTAATGCAGAAGTAAAAATAACATTATTAAATAAGATTGCAGATAAAGTTAGAAAAGATGGAAAAATATAAATCAAATAGTTTTAGTTCAAAACTTGAAGAAAAAGCAGAGCAATCACTAATTGATCTTGATGAGATAGAGAGTGTTGTGTCTGCACATGAACAAGCAGAGTTTTACAAAATAAAAAGAGATATGGAATTGGCCAAGTTAGAGTTAAGAGAAGAACAAAATGGAGTAAGTGCATCTGCAAAACAAAGAAGAAATGCTTTAGCAAGTCAAGAGTTTAAGGAATACATAGATCAAGAAATACAAAAGTTTAAAAAGCAAAAAGAAAATTTAGTAAAAAGAGAAAATGCAAAAATAATTATATCTGCTTGGCAAACATCAGTAAAAGAGAAAGGAGTCTTTGTATGAAAAAAGTAATTATACAAAAACCATTATGGAAAAATGGTGGCAGCGTAGGGATAGATGAAAGAAAGTTTGACAATGAAGGGGTGTTAGTAGAGGTGGCCTATAAGAATAAATATGGCGATAAGATATATCCCCATACTTACAAGTTTTCTAAAGAAAAAGCAGATAAATGCGAAACTATGGTGTGGAAAAATATTACATTAAAAGTAATACCAATAAGAGAAATGGAGATTTTATGAGCCAATTAGAAAAACCTATATACATGACACAACTTGCAAAAGAGTGGGGTATGAGTATGCCTACACTTAAAAAGCATTTTGAAAATCTTAGACAGAAACACCCTAAAGAGGAATGTTTGAGAAGAAAAATTAATGGTAAGGCAGTAATTTATCCTAGTGATTTACCTAAAATCAAAGAGTGTCAAATTTAAAAACTGAAGAAAATAAAAAAGAAACTTGTCGTATTTGTAAGACTAGATATACAAGACACATGATGATTCAATCGTGTTTTAATACTTACAAATGTATTCGCTGCTACAATGGTGGTAAGGTTCTTATCAATTATAGAAAAATAGCAAAAAAAATATTATTCAACACTAATTAATTCTAAAATACATTTATTGTAAATAATCTGTATCGTACCCTCATTACCCTCTTTATACTTGTCGTTCTCTAAAGAGTAACTAGAGAAAAGTATTGTCGTGTCCTTAGTTTTCTTATGCAACCAACCTACTGTAAAACAAACAGGCATAGGTTTTTTTTCATAACTACTAGCCTCTATCCATGTAGGATCACACAGGCCACTATCTATCCACTTGACAATTACTAATTTATTTTTTTTTGGTAGTCTTTTTTTTTCTGAGTAAGTCTGCATCTGCTTTTCTTGCTCCACCTTTGCCTGAAACAAAAGACTTTACTCTACCCATCGCCCATTGATGAGCTGAAACTTTTGGCCTTGAACCAGAGCTGTAATAAGCACCTAGACCTCTTTTATAAACTTTGTCCAGAGTACCTTTAGAAAATCTACTTGCACCAGAAATACTTTTATACTTCGACATTATCCTTTACTCCTCATTTTAGAAATTCTATCCATCATAGCTGGTGTTAATTTACCCTCTCTGTAAAGTCTAGCTGTTCTTTTAATTTCAGACTCTCTAGCTTTTGGGTTCTTTGCACCAGCTACATATTTTATTGGAACGCCCTTTTTTGTCTTAGGTACTTTCTTAAACTTTCTTTTTTTTGTTTTTCCCATTTTTCCTAAGTCTCTTAAAATCAGCTCCAGTAATTTTGTTAAATGGCTTTGCTACACCAGCTAACTTTTTTTGTTTTTGAGATAATTTTCTAGGCATTATTTTTTCTTAGCTGTTCTAGCAGCTCTCCTAAATTGTTCCTCTGTCGGTGATCCTTTTGCACCTTTTTTTCTCATCTTACCTCCACGCTTTCTTTTAGCATGAATGTTTGCGTATAGTCCTTTACGCATTACTTCTTTTTCTTTTTGGCTTTTTTCTTACCCTTTTTCATCATAGGGTTCATTTTACCATTTACTTTTTTTGCAGTCTTTTTCATACCACGCATATTTATTCTCCTTTGTAAGTTGTGTCGATGTTCGACAGTTTCATTATAGTAGTCTGCTTCCCAATGTTTGTAGTAACCTACTTTTTTTAACTTTTGAGAAGCATTTTCTAAGTCTTGATATCGTTGTATCAAAACCATTAGAAAATTGTTGTCTGTGTCAAAACCATGATCGTAAAGAAAATCTATATTTTCTTCTCCAGTTTCAGGGTGTGATGACATTAAGTAAACATCTTTTGGCATATAAACAAAATTTAAAGCTTCTATGCTAGATGCTAATTCGTTTGCATTGATTGATAAATCAGAACAACCAATTATGACAATCCTGTATTTAGTTCTTTTTAATTTGTTTGCCCACTCTACCACAGTTGGATAAAGCTGTTCAGCATCATGGACTTCTTCTATCTCAAATTGTTTTTGAGTTCTACAGGCTGCTGCATAAGGGCAAGTAGGAAAGTTTCCCAAATGTTTATTTGGTTTCTCTATAATTTTTTTTGACCAAAGTAATATGTCGTCTGTGACTGATCTCACTTTTTCTTTTTCTTATTTCTCTCTGATATGGCTTTTGCTTTTCTTTTAGCGTCTGCCTTAGATGATGCTCCCCATTTTCTTAATGATAGTAGTAACCTTGTTGGCTTTCCATCTTTGTACTCTGCACCTTTAGCATTACCCATTCTGGCCAGAAAAGATGCTCTGCGAGGATTATCTCCTGACTTGACTGGTGGTTTAAGATTTAATCCTTCTTTCTTTTTAAAGTATGCTCTACCTTTTGCAGACAGGCCTCCTGATGGATTTTTATGTTCTTTTCTCATTATTGATACCAGTAGAGTCTAGTTTTACCTCTGTTTGTTTTTCAAAAGTTTCTATAAATTCTTGATCTTTTGACAGCTTCTGTTGATATACTGCAAACTCTTTTTGTTGTGCAACTACATCATCTATTGTCATTGTCATCATCTTTTTTCTCAAATCTGCATTTCTATCATGTGCAAGTTCAAGTCTATCAGTCAAAAATTTTACATGAGTTTTTAGTTCTCTGCACTCTTTTTTTATCTTCCTGAGTTGAGATTCTAACTCTTTTGTTGTACTCACTTAGATACGCCAGTTTTTTTCTCATAAGTTCTTAATGCACCCATACCAAGAAGTGCCATAACTAATGGCATAAGCGTTCCCATATCAAGTTCTGGTAGAGGTGCTGTGTCAAGACTAAATGTTGCAATGATAAACATCAAAAATTGTTTAAGAACATATTCCCAAAATATAGCTAAAGCACAAGACATACCAATTAAAGGTCTCCATGATCTTTGCAGCATACCTGATAGACCACCAGCTACAGATTTTGCATCTGCAAGGTTAATGTCGGATTGTGCTTTATTTATTTGAGCATCTATTTCTTTTAATTTTATTTTTGCCTGTGCTTTCTCTTCATCAGATGTATGAAGTTCATCTACAATCTTTCCAACACTATCAACTAACCCACCACCTAATAATTTATTAAGCATTGATACCCCTCATAATTTCTGCTAGTTCACTTGCTCTGTTCGGTGTTTGTTTTGCCCATCGAGAATCAAGCATCTCATCAGCAGCTTCAGCGTACTCACACTTACTTAAATGATACTGAAAGCGTTTAAATTTAGATAATCTTGGTAATCCTAGCTGAAAAGCCATATTAATAACACAGCCAAAAGCACGAGGATCAATAGTTTCCCCTTTGATGAAAGTTTGTGCATCATCGGTAGCTTGTCTAAAGTCTCGTTCAAAGTATTCCATAATTGTTGCATCATCGTATTCTATCCCTTCTTTTAGATCGTCTGTTTCTAAAACCAAATGGCCAACGCCAAAAGTTCGATTGCCCATATGATCGTTATAAATTTTATTTATCTTACCTTCATGTTTTATTATTTCTTGTTTTACTTCTTCGTACATTCTATTAGTTTCTCCAGATACCATTTCGCCTTTTCTAAATCCTCAAGTTTA